TGTTAATGTTGCAACTGTACTATCAATAGCTACTGTAAGTGTATTTGTTGCACCAGAAGTGTCGATACCAGTACCACCTGCAATAGTTAAAGTTTCGCTATCTAAGTCTATTGATAATGCTCCACCTGTATCACCTTGAAAGTCTAGGTCTTCGGCAGTTAGTTGAGTATCAACGTAATCTTTAACTGCTGCTGAAGTTGGTAAAGTTGTATCATTGTCATTAGAACCAATACCTTCTGATTCTAGTACAATCGCAGAAGCTTTGAAATTGTCTACTTCAATATTAGATACTGTGTTGTTATCAACATCTAAAGTTTTGTTTGTTAGTGTTTGTGAACCTGTCAGTGTTGCGACAGTTGAATCGATAGCTACTGTTAAAGTATTGGTAGCTCCTGACGTGTCGATACCTGTCCCACCAGCGATAGTCAATGATTCGCTGTCGAGGTCAATACTTAAAGCACCACCTGAGTCCCCTTGGAAGTCTAAGTCTTGTGCTGTTACTTGAGCATCAACATAAGCTTTAATAGACTGTTGTGTTGCTAATGAAGTTGCACTGTCAGAACTTAAATCGTCTTCATCTAAAATAGCAGTAACTGTTGAGCCACTACCTAGAACTAAGCTATCGAGGTTGGCAGTACCATCAATATATAAGTCTTTAAATTCTAAAGAAGAAGTTCCTAAGTCGATGTCATTATCTGTGACAGGAACAATAGCACCATCGGCTATATAAAGTTGTTGTACTGATGAGGAAGAAACATCAACATAAAACTCTATGTAATTATTTACAGTATCTATTAAAACTTTGTTTAAAGGTGTAGTTTCTCCAGCATCACCTATTAATGCTATTACTGGACCTTCACCTGCTGTGCCATCGTGTGCGTGTCCTGAAGTATTGCTAAATGCATTTACTAATTGATTGTATTCGTTATTAAATAACGCAGCTGTGATGGTATCGCCATCTGCGAATGTACTTTGTCGTGTATAACCTGCCATAATTTTTATCTCCTACCCGAAGGTATATAATCTACATAAAATCCGTTTATAATATAAGGTGCATTTGTGTCTTCACTAAGAACCCTAAAACTATTACTATAACCACTGCCGACTAATGGTATTCTTACTAGAGGCTGTTCAGCTGCACCAAATTTAGCTGTGCCAAATATAGCTGTACCAAATTTAGCTGGTGCTGGAACAGAATCCAAAACAATATCACTAGGTTGTGGTGTTTCATTACTATCGTAATCAAATCTAACTCTTAATGTTGGTTGGACTTCATTTTCTGGTCCAATAGACATTTTAATGTAATGTAAAGTTTTTAAAGTACCGAAGTCACCATAATCGTAATCGGGTGTCTGATACCTAGCATCTATATTACTACCATCAAAATCATCACCAATATCATGCTCATATATGTAACCTGTTTGTGAACCATGATAATGTTCTTCAATTCCTACCTCATTAAAGGCTGTACCAATCGCTGTAACTTCTATACCTTTGATTTCAGACCATTGAAAGCCATCTGGTCTTAATGTTCCTATAATACCTTTTTGGTCTGCTTCAACAAAACCTCTATTGGTATAAAATAATCTATATTGTGACTTGTCTCTATGAACCATGCTACTAATAACATAGTCATTAACGTTTCTTGCTAAGTCATTAATAATAGGTTGTATCTGTTTTGATACTGTACCTAACTCAACGTCACCAATTCTTGCAGTACCAGCCACTGTTCTAATGCCATCTGGTGCTAAGAATACTAAGTCACCACCAATCTCTTGTATGCTATAGCCACTTAAACATCCTACGTTCTCAGCAATAGGGTCAATTTGTATATTTACTGCATCGTTTATATTAATTAATTTATGTAAACTGTTTTCACAAAAAACAATTAAGTCTTCACGGAAACCTCTAATACCAACAATAGTATCGGATATTGCTACACTTCCTGCTCCTGCACCGGTAAAATTATTAGGGTCATTATAAACACTGTAATAAACAGTAGTTTCCTCACCTTCAACACCTGATGCTATTAGGTGGTGGTCATGCGATGTAATAAATTTTACTGGAGTATTGGCTCCGTTAGGTTGTATTTCTTTAGCAAAAAATGTTCTGGTTGTTAAATCTCCAGTACCTTCCATTCTAAATGAAAAAATATCTGCAGTAGAATTATCAGCAATAAATATTTCACCATAATCCATACCAGAACTTTCAAATAAAGCAAAAGTTGCTTGTTCTTGTCCTGTTCTTACCGAAGCTGATTTACCAGTAAAAGTAGCATAATTATCTCCACCACCAGCAGACAATTTATTTATCTGTAACCATGTAATGCCGTCTTGACTAAAATATAACGCATTACCTGCTACAACTATGACTCCATCGGCATAAGGTCTAACACCAAATATTTCAGTAGTTCCTCCTGTTGGTTGTGTCGCACTAGCACCACCAAACTTAGCAAAACCATTTATTCTTCTGTAGCCACCCTCAATAGCCACTTCAAAGTTTTGTAAAACTGTGGCTGCACCGGGAGTTCTTAATAAGTCTATAGAGTTAGCTGACTTAACTAAACCACCACTACAAGCTACTGTATAAGGTTGTGAACGTGCCATAAATTAAAAATAAGTTCTGTCGTCTGTCATTCTTGACGGAGCTTGATTGATTAAGTTTGACTTCATGTATTTCATAGCTTTTTTAAAGTCCTCTAAAGCAAATGCTGCTTGTTGTGGAGATTCTTTAAATTGCCAAACATAATATCTAGTTCTTGAAGTAATGACATTACTGTATTGTTCTGGTAAAACTATTGTATCGTCATAAGCTGATAAAGCTGTTGGTCTGTCAAAGGCATAAAAATGCACATTGTATGCTTTATCTGGTATAGGACTTAGACCAAATTTCCTAGCATCTGGTGATTGTATAACATATTTTGGTTCACCATATTTTTGTCCGTTTGCATCGTCTTCATTTTCTTGGTCTCTGTAGTATCTAGCCCAGTCTGCATGGTCTAAATATTTTAAACCTTGTGAGACGTAAGGTGCTGATTCACCTGAGACATTAATTGTTGTCAGATAAAAGTCGTCCCAGTCTATTGATGCATAGTCTGTTGTAATACTGGAACTACCTGACTTTAACAAATACCATCTGGTACCTGCTACTGTTTCTACTGTAACATTCCCATAAAAAGGGTCTGTACTACCACTTAATCCTGCTGAGAAAAAAGGCAACTGAGGTTCTTCATTAGCTATGTCAAACAATGCTTTGTTGACTGAATCTTTAACAAACTTTTGTAGTCCTATCGCACTTGCAAAGTTTGCTGCAGTAAGTGGTACTTCGTTTAGTTCTCTTAGAACCTCGTTAGTTATATCTAAATATGTTGTTGCCATTATTTCTTATGTATTTTTTGTATTTCAAAGTTTGCTGATTTACTGGCTCCTTTATGTGGCTTATAACCGCCAACAGGGTCTTTCATTAGTTTAAAGCTTTTACCGCTTTTCATCCAATGATAACCTTTAGGTGCTGGTACTTTCATGTTAGCAAGGCATAGCCTTTTTCATAGCTTTTTTAACAAGCTTACCTGCGTTGTACTTCATTCGTCCACCGCCATACATGTTTTCACGTCTAGCTGCTTTATTGCCATCCATGATACCATCAACCTTTTCAACCTTCATGCCACCCATGTAGCCTTTTCTTTTCTTGTCTTTATGCATCCCGTGCTTCATTATTTCTCCTTGTAAAAATGGAGGAGTCCGAAGACTCCCCCGTGACTATAATTAGTCAATAGTGTAGAAAGCTGATACTAATGCATCATCTCTCAATACTTTTGCTCCATATACATGTAAGCCTCTAACAATATCACCGAATGAACTTGGGTCTCTTAGGACTTCAGTTGAGATGATTGTTTGAGCTGTTGCTGTTGAAGAAATATGTCCACCTAGACATTTTCCTGTAGCATTTGAAACAGCTGCAATGTTATTGGATTTGTACATGTTGAAACCTCTTAACTTACCGCTAGATACTAGACCATTTCTGATTGAGCCTTGTCCTGCGTTGAAGTCAACAGAAAGAAGCTTAGAACCAGACTGAGACAGTTGCTCATAAAATTCTGGTGAAGCTACAAACCATCTACCTTCTTCAGGAACGTTTGCATCGTCTAATAGTCTTGCCATTCTTGCAAGTACGTTTAATGGGTCTGTTTCACTATCAGCACCTAGGTCAATAGAACCTGCACCATCGTAAACGTCAGCAGCTAATTTTGTTGCTGAGTCTGCACCTAGTACATGGTCTGGTGAAGAAGAAGCGACACCTGAGAACATTGATTCAATAACTGAGCTATCGAATGAATCTCTTAGAGCATAAGCTGCTGAAGATGTTGCAACTTCTTTAAAGTTGACGTGAGACATATCTCTCTCAATATCATCTACGATGAATTTGAAAGCTTTTGCTGAATCGACTACGAGTGTTAGCTCTTGGTCGGTTAGCTTGGTTTCGGTTGTGTCAGAACCTCTTGTGTAGTCATACACTGAGATTACTGGCTCTTTGATAATTTTAACAGAATCACCATAATTGCTGATTTCTCCGGAGTAGTCAGTATTTGTAATAGCTTCTACCACTGATGCCTTTCTGAAAAAGTTTAAAACTTTAGCAGAATATATGGAAGGCAGGAAGAAACTATTATTTTGACCGGCTACGGAGTTACCAAAGTTTGCATTTGTATCTGGGGTTGGTTCAAAATACTGTGCCATTTTTTACTCCTTTTGGGTTAATATAAAAGTTTATCTACTAATTCTACCCTCTTCCCAAGCTTTGTCGATTTCTTTTTCAAGTCTATCAAACTCGGCTGGAGATAAAGATAGAATCTCCTTTTCGGTCCAAACTTTAGCTTGTTGTGGCTCAACGTTGGTTGTCTTTGCAGAAACCATGTCAGCCGCTGAAGCTTTGGATTTAGAACCTGCCGATGACTTTTTCGGATTGCTATTTATACCCATGTCAGACTTAAATAAATCTAGTGCTCGACTTGCTGCTTCTGGGTCCCCTGAATTTTTATAAATCCAGTTTTGTATGGACTCAGGTTGAGATTTAGCCCAGTCATGAAAATCATCACTGTTTCTGATATCATCAAAATCAGGATGCTTAGACTTAAGTTCTTTCTCAGCATCTAGTCTTACTAACTCTTGCTCTCTAGATTGAAGAAGTTTAATTTTTTCTTCAAGCTGCTTTGCTCGGTTTTCACTTTGCATGTTAGCAACAGTTTCTACTACATCATAGACATCAGGATATTTTTGTTTAAACTCTTTAAGTTCTTCTTCAGATTTAGGTGGAGTGTATTTGACTTGTCCCTCACGGGCTTGGTCTAACAACTCTAACTCTCTCTGTTTAAACTCATTGAGCTTACTATCGTAATGCCTTTTTAAGTCATCGTAACGTTTTTTATAGTCGGGTCGCTTGTAGGGTGTTTTTGTTTCTTTGACTTCTTTTTCTTCTTGAACTTCTGTAGCTTCTACTTCTTCAGTTTCTGCTTGAGGCTCTTCAAAAAATAAGTTGTTTGAATTAACAAAAACTTTTTCTTCTACTTTGTGCCAACTCTTATCCGCATTATACGGGTTAGCTTTTTCTTCTTTAGCCATCTTTTTCTCCTATTCAGGGCTTAACAAATATTACAAGGTAGCTGCTGTACGGGCAGGGCTTGTCTTGCAAAGGTCGCCTTTCGGTTAATCTTTAACTACGCACATGTCCGAATGGTGACATCATAGATTTTTTAATTTCAAGCTGTGATTCATCTTCAGGCTGCATTTGCCTTAGCAATGATTCTTCAGCTGTCATTTGTTGTTGCGGTTGAACGTATTCAACTGTAACTTTTTTATCAGGTTCACCACCTTCTTGCATAGCTTCTCTTTCACCACCAGCATCGTAAGCAGCTTCGGCATCCTTCATCATTTTCATGAGGTTGTCTGCACCAATCTGCTCAACTGCTTTGGCAGTAAAGACAAATTCTCCATCTGATAACCTAGCAGGTATATCATCTGAAGTGCCTGTCCCCGGACCATCAACAGGACCGGCTCCAGTAAACTCGGAAGCTTTTTCAATCACTTTGTCAAACACCATGCTCAACTCAGGATTAGCTTCTAGTTGTTCCATTAACATAGACTCTTCTTCTTCGGACAATGCTTCGTCCACTATAAAGTCTATAAAGTTTTGTTCCATTTCTTCGTCAGGTAGCATTTCCATTTCGCCACCTTCGTTTTGTTGTTCTCTTGGTTCTTGTAAGAAATTTAAAGCTTTCATAAATAAATCTGGATGATTTTTTTGAGCATCAATAGGATTCATAACTACTCCAGTTTTTTCTTCTACCATATATTGTTCTGGTAATGATTTACCTTCTTGAGCTAAAGCTAAAACTTGTGGTAATTCATTTTCTGGTAATTGTCTAAGACCAGCAAGTATTACTCTATAGTTTTGCATTTCAGCATCGTTTTGACCTTCAGCAAAGCCCATTCTGTAATCATCAGAGGCTAATAAACCTCCTTGATAGTTTATTGCTCTTGAAGTCATTGGTAAATCTGATAAAAGTTTACTTCCTTCTTTTGTAGGTACTTTAATATAAACATCTAAGAACCTATCTATATCAGTAATATCACCACCCATTTCATCTAAAAATACATCAAATAGTTTAGCTTGTCTGGCAGTATCGCCTTTAGATATCATTTTAAGTTCATCTAAAGCTAAACTTTGTAAGTAAGCTGCTGGGTCGTCTGCACCTGTTTCTACTTTATCTACAAGAAACTGATAAAGCTCATTTGCTTCTTTAGGCTTAATTGGTCTTGTTTTTTGAAATGCTTCATCTATATCTGGATAGATTTTTTTAGCTTCTTTAAGCTGTGAAGCAAATTTACTACCTGCTTTACTTACTAATTTACCTAACTTATAAGGTTCTCTGTCTTTATTTAATAAACTTTTCTTAGCCATTATTGTTTTCCTCTTTTCTATTCAGGGCTTCCGCCACCTGCTGCTGCAGCTGCTCCAATTGTCCCACTAAACGTATCTTCCCCTGCAACCGGTACATTTCCAATTCCGATGTTGCCACCACCAGTGCCTGTAGGTCCAAGTTCCGTTGGTTGTTCAGGTGCTCCTTGAATGCCTCCCATAGCTCCTTGTTGTTCACCAACAGGTTGAGCTTCTTCGCCAGTTTCTTGTCTAACATTTTGCATACCTATTATTTGTGCCATCATTGCAGCTTCTTCTGGGTCATTGAGTATTTCATCAGGGTCCAAGTCTAAGCTGTAGGCAAGTTCACTAATCAATTTAGAAATCTTAACAAATGGTGCAATGGCTGGACTTTGTGCTGTCTGTAAGAACATTGTCAATCTTTGACTTCTTACTTCTTTCTGCATCAAGCTATTGGTACCTGTTGCTTTAACTTCTAAATCACCTTTAACGTCTAAGTCACCTTCAAAGAATTGCATGTTCCATTGGAAGTATGCTTCTCCTAAAGGCTTCAATAAAAAGTCGTCAAGATTCTTAACAACTGTTTTAATGTTTAGACTTGCTGCTCCTAATAACATTGACATACCGGAAGCAGTTCTAGTCATACTTTGTACTCCTGTTTGACCATGCGAGTAACTTGGTATGCCTGTTTGCTCATCGGCTAACTGTCTAAACCTGTCAAACATCATCATGTTTTCAGGTGCAGTGTTTGGGAACTTTAAACCATAAATGGCTTGTCCCGGCATCCCAGCTTGTCTTCTAAAGATTTTACCGGGATATATTTCCATATTCTGACCAGCTACAAGTGCTGATTCGTCTATGTCAAAAACTAATGAACCAGATAATGCTAAATTATCAATAGCCATTCTTGCATGACCATTCATAATCTGCTGAGAGTCATTCATATTCTCAGCTATTCCAACACCAAAGAAATTATATGGGTTTCTTTCGTATGGGAAAGCATGATAAGGTATTCTGTATGGAGTAAATGGATTGATAACTGCCCTTAGCAATTTATTACCACATATCCATGCATTGATTTGTACCTCATCTAAATCATCAATGTCTTCATCAAGTTCGATACCTACTTCTCTAGCATATTGAGCATCCATGATACCCCAATATTCAACTACTTCAAAAGCATTAGAATATGCTTCTTCAGTATCGTAATCATCTTTTAATTGACTTTCAAAGTCTTTTTCAAGATAATTAGGACCTTCTTGAATTGCTTCACGAATAGCATCTTTATCAAAATAAGGCATATTTCTTAATGCCCTAAGTTGTGAAGTATTCATGCGATGTCTATGAATTATATATTCACATTCATCTATGTTAGTTCCACCGGGGTCTGGATAAAAGTCCCAGCAACTAACAAATTCAATTCTAGGTACTCTAACTTGTATAGGTGAATATTCTCTTTCACCTTCATCATTAACTTGCCAATTATTAAGGGTTTTGTTGTAATTAAAAGGACCCTTAATAATTCCTGTTCCTAATAGTGCTGCTTCAAGCAATGCACTTCTAATTTCAGAAGAACCATTTGATTCTTCAATTTGGTCATGGATTAATTTTTCCATTCTCCTTGCAGCTCTTTGTGCTGGAGATAGTTCTGGTTTCTGTGGGTCTGGTGTTGTACCTTCTCTTAAGACACCAAGCTCTTCAGCTTTGTCTTCCAAAGACTGCTCTGAGTCTTCAAACATTCCATCGCCAAATGTAGCTCCGGGTTTAAGTACCTTACCATCTCCTCGATAACCAATATCAAACGGACCACCTTTTAAATTTCCTATGTTGTCTAATATATCTTCTACAGGTTCTGATGTTTCAATACCCGGTTGAGGATTTTGAAAATCTAAATAAGCATTTGCTTTTTCACCTTCAGGTATTTTAGTTTCGCTAATACCAATAGGAAATTTACCTGTGCCAAATAGTACATCGACTAATTGACCAAAAGCAGCTAATACTTTTGTTTTTGTTATCTTAATAAAGATACGGGACTTTTCGGATTCTCTAAACTTTACTCTTTTGCCGTAAAGCCCTCTGTAGTTTTCGTAGGCTTCTAGCCATCTTCTTTCGTCTGCATCTCTAGATTCTTCAGCAACAGAAAAACGACTTTGAATAAGTCCTACCAAATTGTTTTTTTGGTCTTCAATTAAATTAAGACTTTTTCCTGCTTCACCTTCAACATCTTCGTAGATGTAATCAGCATTTAAAAATGTGTTATTGTCTTCTGCCATTCCTTAATATCCAAATGTTGAATCTGATGGTACATATTGTTTTATATCTCTTAGTCTTTGCAATGTACCATACACTGAAGGTCTACTCATAATCATATAACGCAATGCATCATATGCATGGTCAGAAGCATGAGTATCAACATCCTCGGAATTATTCTTTGATAAAGGAATGCTTTGTAATTCTCTTATCAAGTTTTTACAAGTGCTGAATATTTGTAGTTTAGGTCTACCATTTGGTTGAACCTTTAAATACTCATGTATTTGTATTTTTCCTTGTACTCTGTTTTTGTCTGCTCTTCTAAGCTTGTGACCCATCTTTTGTAAAGCTTCACCTACAGTCGGACCCGATGCTCCTGTTTTAGCCCAAGCTGCTGTATCTAACACACCCGGAACAGAAAAAGGGTCTTCTTTTTCCATATCTGATATTATATAGCCTAATTCCTCTCCTGTCAAGCCTTTTTGATATAATTCCCTATAAATTATCAAAGTTCCATCATTTTGGTCTACTGTACCCCATAAACAACAGGATTCTGAGGCATAACCATAATCGATTCCTTTAAGTCTTTCCCAATGAAAAGGAAACTGAAAGGGGTCAACAACATGAACATTCATATCAAACTCAGCGAATGCTGCACCTTCTGCAACTTCCCAATTACCTTCAAGTAGCTGTTTACGTTGTGTTGGTGGTAAAGATTCCAACATCTTTTCATAAACACCATCTTTTGCTAAGTAAGGGTTATCCGATAGTTTAGCTGGAATAAACTTTCTGGTTAGACCATCAGAGCCTTCAAAAGATTTGTTTGGGTCGGCTGGTTCAATGTAACGTCTTTTCACCCAATGAGCACCAACACCACCGGGGTTAGCTGTACAACGTAAATAGGTTTTTATTTCTGGGTCTGTGGTTCTTAAACGAGATGCCAAATAGTTCCAGCCAAATTCTGTTGGTAGGTGAGTTATTTCATCAAAACCAATCCAAGAATAAGCTTGACCTTGATAACGATATACGTCAGCATCTTTTTCTAAGAAACCAAATTCTATTTTAGCTCCGGAAGGAAAAGTCCAAACCTTTTCAACTTCACGAAACCTAGCTCCGGGAAATGCTTGAGGATATAACTCTCTAGATTTGTCTATAAGTTCTCTGAGCTCTGGCATGGACCTTCTAAGTATTAAAGCCCTGTGAGCTTTTTTATGACAATACCTTAGAGGGTCAATAAGCATAGCAAAACTTTTACCACCACCAGCAGCACCACCATAGAGCACATCTTTTTCATCTGCTGCTAAGAATAATGTCTGTGGTCCCTCGTTGGGATGAAACAAAACCTTAGAGTCTTTAAGAGTATCTTGAACTGAAGGTGCTGCACTTTCTATTTCACTGTTTGTTAAGATATTGTTGTTGCTTTCACCTTGTAACGTATCAAGTACTTTATTTTCTCTTTTTAATTTTGTTTCTTTATATAATACTTTCTTTTTAAGTTTGTCAAGTTCTTTTTTTTCTTGATTTAATTTTTGTTTTCTGCGTTGTGCTTTAGAAAAATTATAATTACTTTTTACTCCTTGTGGTCTCCCTGTTTTTCTTTTAGGCTCACCTTTAGCATTAAGAATAAAGTTGCCTTCGGCATCTTTTTCATATTCATTTGGTAGTAATTCCCATAAGTCTTTTTTGAGCATTTTAGCTAATGCAGTGTGACTTATTTTTCTACCAGATTCTAAAGAGACTGCTTCGGCTGCTTCTCGAAGTGAAGCTTCTTGTTGAATAACAGCCTTAAGATATTTTTGTAAGATTTCTAATTGTTCGGGTATGGGCTGTAGATAACCTTTGATTTCTGATTGTTGATAACCAAATGGAATGGTTCTAGACTTTTTCTTAATGTAGCCTTCAGGCAGCATACTCATTTTTTTCTATACTTTCTGACTTTAGTAGCTACCTTTTTAGGCTGTTTAGAAAACTGTTTACCCTTCTTGGTATCTGCTCTTTTCTTTCTTGTGGTCGCAGCATATTCTTTAGCACTCAAAGCTTTTATAGCTTTTTCTGGTAAATAACGTTCTCCTGTTTTAGATGACTTTTTACCAGACTTAGTTCGCCATTTTTGTTTGG